ACAGCAGGTAGTAAAAGCTGGCATGTCTATAAACCATCAAGAGTTAGAAATCTTGATGTCAGTAATAAAGAAGATGCTGGACTGTATGAAGTTGCACAACAACTTCAACAGACTGTATCTAAGGGTGCAGCGAAACCAAAATACGATGCGCCTAAAAATACTGGAGACATTGTATAACCGAGTACTTGTTGAGTACACTTGCAAGAAGGGCGCCGAAGCGAGAGTGGAAGCGCCCTGCTTAAATTATGAAAGATTTTGAAAAATATTTTAGCGGATTAAAAAGGGACTTTGGTTTCTGTAATGTAAAGAACGGATATCATGATCCTAAAACAAACAAACTTAAATTTGACCCAGGTGATTATGGCTGGGCTAAAAGACCTATTACAGAAAAAGATTATGAAGATCATTTAAACGGACAGAAATCAATTGGACTACAAGCATGTGATGACGAAAGTATGGCTAGCTTTGGTGCAATAGATATTGATCCTGATGACTATGAAAAATTTGATTTACAAAAGTATTTAAAAGTTATTGAGAAAAAGAATCTACCTGTGATTCCTATCGAATCTAAAAGTGGTGGACTTCACATTTATGTATTTACAAAAGAAAAAGTACCTGCATCTTTAATTAGAGAATTCCTATCGAACTTATTATTTTTATTTGGTCTACCATCTAAGACTGAAATATTTCCAAAACAAACTGCACTTGGTAAAAATCAAAACGGTGAGCGAACGTCTGGTAGTTTTATTAATCTTCCATACTTTAATGGTAACTAACGAAGAGCATACAAACCTGATGGAAGTAAAATGGATTTAGATCATTTTTTAAAAGTAATCGAAGCTAACCTACAAACAAAAGAAAGTTTAGAAGAAGTTAGTAATAAAAAAATAAAAGAAGTATTAACCGGTGGACCTGAAGAGTTTGCTGATGGTCCTCCATGTTTACAGATGATCTGCAAAGAGATACAGGAATCAGGGACCAAACTAAAAGATGAAAGAGATAGATTTTTATATAACTATATGGTGTTTGCTAAAAAGAAATTTAGTGAGAACTGGGAAAAGAAAGTATTAGACGCAGCTAGAAACTATATTAAGTACGATGAAATATGGGGTGATGGCAAAGTAGAAGAGAAGATTAAATATTGGAAAAAAGATACAGCAGGTTTTAAATGTAATGATTTACCTATATCGTCATACTGTGCGAGGGGCACATGTCTAAAAAGAAAATTTGGTATTGGTGGTCACTTTGATTCGCAGTGGCCATCAGTATCAGGTTTAATTAGAATCATGTACAAACCTGATCACGAATATTTTTTTAATGTAGAAGTTGCGGCAGATAAAATTGTACAAGTGCACGCACGTAGCATCAAACAATTTAACGAGATGAAACAAATGCGTAGTTTGATTGCAGATCACACAACAACGTATCCACCAAGTATAAAAGAAAAAGAATATCAAAATATATTAAACGGACTGTGGGCGACTATGGAAACTATTCAACCACCTGCAGGCACCAACCCTGTAGACATGTTAAAGAAAGAATTATTTACATATGTCAATGGACCTAAAGCTAGCTCGTATGCAGCATTTAAAAGTGGATCTGTATTACATGAAGATCAACATTTTTATTTTGTGTACGATAAGTTTTACGATGAACTAAAACGTGGAGACTGGAATCAAGAGCGAGCAAGAACAGCTACAATGATTAAACAATATTTTAAAGGTGAATTTGATTGTCAAAAAAGATTTCCAAAAGGTGATAACGAAGAATCATTTCCACCACTACGAGTTTTAAAACTTCCAAAAGAAGGTTTAGAAAAAGAAGAGATACCAGAAGAAATAATAGAAATAGAAGATAAGGAGAATATAGTATGACGAAGCCACCTAAAATTTATATATCTATGCCAACATATGATTTGATGCACGTGTCAACGTGTTTGTCGTTGGTAAAATTATTTAATAAATTTACAATTGCTAAGATGCCAGCAGAGATAGGAACATTTAAATGTCCTTACGTTGGTTATGGAAGAAACGTATTGACTGCAATGTTTTTAGAATCAGGGTTTGATTATCAATTGTTTGTAGATGCAGACATGGAGTTTGAACCTGACGTTGTTGGACGTATGATCATTGCACAAAAAGACGCTATCTGTGTACCATACAGAAAGAAAACACAAGACCAAGTATTAAAATTTTCTATAGAGTTTAACGACCCGACTAACATTGAAGTAGATGAAAAAGGTATTGTAGAATTAAAAGCTGGACCTGCAGGTCTAACATTAATTCATAGAAGAGTTTATGAAAAACTAATGAAAGATAATCCACATCTTAAAATAAAACAAAAAGAAATAATATCTGAAAAAGCAAATTCATATTTTTATAATTTTTGGGACACTAGTTTTGGTAAAGACGGAACATGGTGGGGTGAAGATGTTAATTTTTGTAACTTAATTAGAAAATCAGGTTTTAAATTTTACGGAGTAGTTGATGGACAAACAACACATCATGGATCATATGGCTGGACTGGATCACTCAAAGATGGGTTTAAGAAAGCCAATGGAAAAGATCAATAAAATCTACGGACCACCTGGCACCGGTAAAACATTTAGATTAATTAGACGTGTAAAAGCGTATGAACGTATTGGTGTGCCTTTACATAAGATAGGTTATTTTGCATTTAATAGAAAAGCTGCAGAAGAAGCACGTAAAAGAATTGATGTATCTGAAAAAGAAGTACCATACTTTCAAACAATACACGCATTTTGTTATCACTTACTTGGATTAAATGAAGAAGATATCATGCAACCATATCATTACGAAGATCTTGGTAAAAAATTAAATATAAGAGTTTCGTTTAATGATAAATACAACGAAGAAGAAACACATTTCTTAACTTGTAATAATCCATACTTTCAAATGATACAAAGATCAATTAACAAAGACATAACTATCAGACAAGAATATGATTTAAACGAACACGATAAAAAACAAGTTGATGACTTTGATACACTAAATCATATTTATCAAAACCTACAAGTATACAAACAAAAAAATAATCTTTTTGATTTTAACGACATTGTAAAAGCAGTGTTAAACTCTGACAAGATACCTGTATTCAAAGCTATATTTATTGATGAGGCACAAGACTTATCACCATTGCAATGGCAACTGTATGATAAATTAAAATATCATTGTGAACAAATGTATCTAGCGGGTGATGATGACCAGGCTATTTATGCATGGGCCGGAGCTGATGTAACTAGATTTGTAAAAGAACCTGCGAGAGAGATTGTGTTAAGACGATCAAGACGTATATCAAAAGCTGTTCAAGAAGAATCGACAAAACCTATCAATAATATTATTGGAATTAGAAAACTAAAAAAATATTATCCAAGAGACTACGAAGGTGAGTCACATTACATATCTGATCTTAACCAGGTTGATCTAACACAAGGTAAATGGCTAATCCTTACAAGAACTAAAAGCAATCTGTTAGATATCATGAAAGATTTAAAACGTAAAAATTTTTATTATCAAAGTAACAAAGGTAAAAGTTTTAAAGTTGGTATGTACGAAGCTGCAGTTGCATACACAAAATGGACTATGGATGAAATACTAGATGAAAAAGAAATAAGTGCAGTAAAAGAATTTATACCAACAGGTAACTGGGATGCTAAAGTTCCATGGTATGATAAGTTCGTAGCAGATCAAAAAGAAATTTTATATTTAAGAAATTTAATTGCATCAAAAGAAAACTTAAAAGAGAAAGCAAGAATATGGTTGTCAACTATTCATGCAATAAAAGGTGGTGAAGAAGACAATGTAATTTTATCTTTGCACCAAGGTCGTACCGTACAACAAGGAATCAAATCAAGTGTTGACAAACAAGATGAAGAGCATAGAGTGTGGTATGTTGGAGTTACGAGAGCAAGAAATAATCTATACAAACTGAGAGCAAAAAAGAAATTAAGGGAGTATCAACTATGACAGATAAAAATATATTGGACGAAGCGTTTCCACAATATACTCAGGTCGGCGGGAATCACTACACAAAGTTTCCTATTCAACCTTACGAGTTTATTTCTAAAAACGATCTATCGTTCTTTCAAGGCAATGTTGTTAAATACGTTTGCCGCTATCAACGTAAAGGTGGAGCAGAGGATATTAAAAAGATAATACATTACTGCCAATTAGAATTAAAAAAAATGAGAGACATGAAAAATAAATGATACTGCCTCAAACAGAATGGGTTCAACCTACAGAGTATCCAGATCTTAGATCTTATGATGAGATTGCAATAGATTTAGAAACAAGAGATCCAGATTTAAAATCAAAAGGATCTGGTGCAGTTATTGGTAATGGTGAGGTTGTTGGTATAGCTGTAGCTACATACAATGACAAATGGTATTTTCCTATTGCTCACCAAGAGGGACCTAACATGGATAGAGATAAAACTTTAGAATGGTTCAAAGATATTCTTGATTGTCCAGCTACAAAAATATTTCATAACGCTATGTACGACGTATGTTGGATACGTAGTTTAGGCTTAAATATCAATGGTTTAATAG